AACGAAAAAATATTCCTCAATGCCATGCGGTCTGCCGAAAAGGAAGATCCAGGAATGAGAGAGCGACTACGAAGACAGATGGCATCCGGTTCTTCGGTAGCGGCAAATACGATCAATAGCGCAATGAGTAGCAACAACCTTGCCAAAATGACTGGTGGTGCAGGAACCACTATCATCAATGCGCCAACAAATAATGTCGCCGCAGGGGGAAACAATTCCGGTCCAATTGGTATTGCAGCGACCAACAATAGAAACACAGACCCCACATTCCGTGCCCTGTCTTTCCAAGAATCGCCCGCAATGTAAAAGAAACAACCCCCTCTGCGAAGGGGGTTGTCGGGCCGGAGATGCTATCTTCGGCGGGGTTATGAGTATTTATCACTCATCATCATCTGCCAACTTCTTGAAGTAGGCAAAGGCATCCTCTTCCTCATCGTCAGAAGCAGCCTTCACAGGAGCCTTGGCAGGCTTCTTTGCAGGAGCCTCGTCCATGGCAGGTGCCTTGGTCTTCATCTTGCTGCGGAAGTCCTCTGGGACGGCTTCCTCTGCCTTCATAGCAGAACCCTCGGATGCACCGCCATGGAGAACCTGATCCATCCGACCCTTCAGTTCCTCATACGCCTTGAACTGATCGGGAGCGACAAAAGGCTGAAGAGGATACTGCGTCTTCCAAAGCGACTCCAACTTCTTGTCATCGCCATCAAGCAACTCGGACGGGGCTTGGAAAGCAGACTTCTCGTAGGAGACATAGCCATCGACCATAGCCGCCTTCAACTTGAAGTTAGCACCCTGCCAGAAATCAAAGGGGTTGATCTTCGTTTCATCGGGGGTAGTCGGGTTCATGGCATCCTGCAACTTGTCGAAAATCTTCTTCCCGAACTTGAAGAGGAAAACCTTGCCCTCATTGTCCTTGTTCGTGGGATCACTCACAACAAGAATGTTGGCGATATACGACAACTTGCGCTTGCGGTCACGGGCAATGCCCTTGTTCGACTCAAGTCCGCTGTTCCAAAGTTCGTTGTTCGCCTCACAGATCGGGCACTTCTTGCCTAGCGTGGTCGGACAGTTCTCAATGAACCAACCACCCTTTCCCTGAAAGCCGTGGCTGAAGACACGAACCCACGGAATTTCCTCGCCCTCAACGGGTGGAAGGAAGCGGATCACCGCATAGCCATTGCCTGACTTGTCACGCTCAAGTGTCCAGAACCGATCATCCTCATAGTTGCCCTTAGAGGTCAACTTGGTCATTTCCTTGGAAATCTTGTCAATTGCGGACTGCGAATTCTTCTTTAGGTTTGCAAAACTCATCTCCGTATCTCCTGTGTGTTAAGTGTGTGGTGTATGAACGATGTGTGAAATTGTAACTCGTAACTGTATATCAGTCAAGAGGCAACTTGGTCTTTTTGCCCCGAATCATGTTGCGATCTTCAAATTCCGACTTTAGTTTTTCTCTAATTGGTTTGGTAACTAATTTGGCAATCGATTCCGGTTCGATTCCATGCTTTTCGCACAATTCTAAAATTGCATCAATATACCTTCCATCTTTGCGATTTTTGCACAATTCTTCAATCTCTTTGCTGAAACTATCTTCTATGTTAATGATCGATCCCATTATGGAACCCTTTCGTCTGCATTTGTGTCTACTGTATCAATAGGCATTTCTTGAATCGTATCAACCCAGCGATTGAGTCCTCGCTCAAGTTCATCTGTGGTAAGAAGAATACCTACTTGTTCGCCTTTGTCGGTCATAAAACGAATGCAATGATACTTGGTCGGTTCCTCCACAGTTTCATCTTTGACAGATGACAATTCCCAACCAAAGAACTTAAGAAGCCTTTTGAGCCAGTTCATTTGCTATCTCCTGTATGGTTTTGAAGCCGTTCTTTTTCCAATAGGAATTGATGACACTAGCCAATCCCTCCTTGTGATCTTCACGCTCTTCAACAAATTCTTGTGATGTACCTTCGTCAGTTGTGATCAAAACAACAAGCCTATTGATTCTTTGCCCTGTCCGTTCTTCCCACATGTAGGAATAGGCAGCAGCCTGTCTGAAATAGTTCTTGATCCAAGACTTCTTTTTTTCCTTGGAGGATGTCTTAAAATCAATGATGGCGGGTTCGCCAAGGTACTCGCCAATACAATCCGTTCTGCCAGCAAGCATGAGGTGATCAGACCAAAGAGGCTTTTCGATGGCGTAGATTTTGCCGATGTTCTGCAAAAGAGGAAGCATTGGATCAAAATGCCATCTTTCACTTACATCCGTGGGGATAGTTCCCTCCTTGAGGTAGTCTTCGACCAAGGCATGAAGTCGGTTCCCACGCTGAATTGCCGCTTGCGAAATCTTGAGATTTTCAGGATTCTCACGCCACTTTGCCCACTTTTCAGCATCTTCGTGGTTTACCACGGTAGTGACAGAGGGATACCACTTGCCACTAGTAGGGGACTGATAGAATCGACCCTTATTTTCTGCTTCAACAGATAGCAACTTTACATCTTCATTTGTTTTCATTTCAATAATCTCTCATTCCATGTCTTGGGTGTGCTTGTTTGATTTTGGAAATGACTTCCTTGAAGCCGCTATCTGGCTTTCGTATTCCTAGACGAACAGGATCAATAACGGGCGGCGCAGATGGAATATACTGCTCCACCTTTTTTTCACCACACTTGGGGCATGGCTTTTTGCATGGCTTATCATGATCTGCTACCTTCAAGAACTCCTCAAAGGTGTGATTGCAAGCCTTGCACATGTAATCATAGTTTGGCATAGCGAGTAGTATATTTATACGGCTTCTTGGAAAAACCACAAAGGAACTTGGCTTCTGCTCCATTTTGCAAATCGCTTTTTTTCTCCAATGTAGTATTTTCGATATGCAGAAACTGCATTTTCACAACGATACTGCTCGGGCATTGCTTGTGCAAATGGTGTCAATCTTCCGCTTTGAATTTTTTCGGGTGTTGAAATCAAATAATAGCCAAACAGATTGTTCATGGAATGTACTTTACCATAACGCTTGGTGTACTCTCCGAGAAGACCCATACCATGATCCCATAGCCAATGATAGTTTGAATCGCTTTTCATCGACCACAGAGTGCATGGATGATTGACCATTGTTGGCAAGCATAGAACCTCGTCCATTTCTGGATTTGGATGAACCCAATGCTTGATTTTACGGTTGCTTGATGTGACCCGTATGGTCTGTGTTCCATCAATGACACGATGTGCCGTGGATAGCATTTGCGCTGTTTCCACGATCATCTTGACAACATGCTTGTCGCACAAGTCATGAGCCGCCGTATATGGGTTTTCGTCAACTACAAAAATGTTCATTCATTAGTCCATGAACTTGCCATCATTGTACACATGCCACAGACGGTGCTTAAGGATTGACCACCCCAAACCAATCCATGAACTGGATTGATATTCACCCGCCCGACAACGCATAGTGTAGACGATGGGGATATTCTGATCAATCTTTTCCTTTTCATTTGATGGAAAAGAAATCGGAACTGCATCGGGTGCTACTGGCGGTTCCACATATGGAACAACCGGTTCAGTAGCAGCAGTTTCTGCATTGTTCTTTTTACTTCTCTTAACAACTCTCATTTTCTTTTCAGCCATGACGACCTCCGTATGTTTCGACATTTTCTTCCTTGACCCAAAAAGTCTCTGGACCCCACTCGTCACTATGGGTTGTGACAAGATACTGCTTACCCCACACGGGGTGAGACTCTACCTTGCGAACAACCGCTGTCTTGCGCTCATCCTTTAGCCAAACCTTCAGATTTGACTTTTCCGTTTGTTCTGTTTCCATTTTTAAACCTAAAAGGGCGACACATCAACCCCACAGCGGAGTTGAATAAAGCAATAATACCATGTTTTTCATTTGTGTCAAGTCCCTGCTAAATAGAAACAGAAAGGTTCATTATGCCCATTACCCTGACTATCCCTGAAGTTTTGAAGAAGATTGGCAAAGAGGCTAGTACAAGAGAAGACAAAATCAGAATGCTTCGTGAGAATCAATCAATGGCTCTGAAGCAAATTCTTCGATATGCATTTTTCGACAACTCAAAGTGGTATCGGAATGATCTTCCCCCCTTTACACCCGATTCTGCTCCCGAAGGTCTGACACCAGCCAGCCTTTTTAACGAAGTTCGAAGATTTTATATCTTCAAGGAATCTTACAATCTGCCAAAAGATCGCAAAGATGTCTTGATGATTCAGATGCTTGAGGGAATTCATCCAGAAGAAGCGAAACTCATGAAGGAACTAATTGGTGGTACTTTTCAATATGGTTATGGTCTGAACAAGCAAATTGCTCAAGACGCATTTCCTGATCTTGCGTCTACTGTAATTTCTTCGTGAGAGCATACTTCGCAAGAAAGTAGGAGTCAACAATGTCCGAAACAGGACTTCCACAGTCCTTAGTTTCCTTGTCCATTGACTTCATTAGATCGATTCCCGTATGCTCAATGAATGCCGAATGCATCATGCATTTATCCGCATTTCCTTTTCCGGCGGCAAACTTCTTAAGGGCGGTTGGTGCGATCACATCAAACCGTAGTTTCTCTTTCCACAATTTGTGCTTCAACAGTCCACAATTCTCACCTATATGAAAGACTTTTCCTTTTGCACCCATAGCATAGTCCTCTATGATGAGAGCGTCAGGATCGACCCTGCACTTGGAGACAGCCCAATCAGAAATGAGATCGTATCTCTGCTCTTGACAGAGAAAGTCGGGATAAATGTCTCCGACACAAGTAAAGACTCCAAATGTTTGAGTGATTTGGTTTTTCTTGACGGAAGTCAGAAACCAACAAATGATTCGGTCGCCATCAATTAATGTGACGGCGGGGGATGTCATCGAATAGTCAATTCCAATAACTTTCACATAAGTATGTATTGCTTCTATTGTGGTTTGGTGTATACTTTGCCCCATGAACATTGAGAAAATAAAGGAAATGGTGGAAAAGGACTTAGTGATTGACGGCACCGAATTGGGTGACGAATCAACAAGAATTCCTCAATTACATGGAAAGTATCTCAACATCTATCATGATGAGTCACTTGTGCTGCGTAAGTTGGAAGCAGATTGGAAAACCCTACGAAAGCAGAAGTGGGAATATTACAACGGCAAAATGTCGCAAGAAGACTTGAACAAACTAGGATGGGAGCCTTTCGGTCATCGCATTCTTCGACAGGATATGGACATCTACATGGAAGCGGATGAGGATATAGTTCGCCTGACTTCTAAAATTGATCTTCAGAGAGCAAAAGTAGAATACTTAGATTCCGTTTTGAAGGGAATCAACAATCGCCAATGGGTCATTCGCAACAGCATCGAATGGCGAAAGTTCATGAGCGGGGTCACCTAAATACATTGAATGGCTGTAATTGAAGTTCGTAGCATGAATTCCGCCAATCTTCGTGTTGTCACGGAGAACGGAATTGCTTATGAACTTCAACAATACTTCACATTTGATGTTCCCGGTGCAAAATACACTCCCGCATATAAGCGCAGGGTATGGGACGGCAAGGTTCGTCTTTTCAATGCATATTCAGGACTTCTCCCCGCAGGGTTGGTCGATTATCTTGCAACATTCTGCAAGGATCGTGGCTATCAACTCCAAATGGATTCGGCAGTTGCTGAACCAGAGATAAAATTTGATTGCGATGGCGTTCGCAAATTCATACAATCCCTGAAGCCTACTGCGGACGGTCAACTTCTTGAACCGCACGAACACCAAGTCGATGCCGTCTGTCATGCCCTGAATAGGTCACGATGCGTCCTGCTTTCCCCGACTGCAAGCGGAAAGAGCCTTGTAATATATTCCCTTTGCAGGCACTATCAGAGTGTCATTCCACCCGACAAGAAGATTTTAATCGTGGTTCCCACCATATCATTGGTGGCACAACTCTATTCCGATTTCAAGGATTATTCTTCTGCTGTCGAATGGGATGCAGACAAGAATTGCCACCGCATCGTTGGCGGCGAAGCAAAGTTGACGAACAAGCAAATTGTCATATCCACATGGCAGAGCATCTACAAGTTGCCTCGCACATGGTTTGACAACTTCGAAGTTGTCATCGGTGACGAAGCCCATTTGTTCAAGGCACAGAGCCTGAACAGCATCATGAACAAGTTGATTGAGTGCCCGTATCGAATCGCTCTCACGGGAACATTGGACGGCAGCAAAATTCACAAATTGGCAATCGAAGGACTGTTCGGTCCCGTGCATCGAGTCGTGACAACCAAGGAATTGATGGAAAGAAAACTCCTTGCGTCATTGCGTATCGAATGCCTTCTGCTGCGCTATCCCCCTGAAGTCCGAAAGACTGTGTGTGGGTTGGATTATCATGGCGAAATCGAATGGTTGGTGAATTGCGAAAAGAGGAATGAATTCATTGCATACCTTGCATCTGCAACAAGGGGAAACACTCTTGTGCTGTTCAACTATGTGGAAAA